ATACTTAGACTAGATGGCCCATACAAATGCGGTAGATCTTATGATCTTATGAAGTTTAAAGACTTCAGTGATACCGAAGCTACAATTGTAAGCTGGGTTGAAGGCAAAGGCAAAAGACGTGGCACAATCGGCAAGTTCATTGCTGTTGACAGTGATGGCGTTAAATTTGGCATGCCAGTCATGGACAAGTTTGCATATCTACAGAAAAACTTTAAAGCCATGCAAGACTGGGTTGGCAAGACTGCTACTTTCACATACTTTGAAAGGACTAAAGCAGGTAGTTACAGACATCCATTGTTCAAAGCAATACGTAACTACGAGTAATGAATATATTTTACTTAGATAAATGTCCTGATAAAGCAGCTAGACTACAATATAATAAACATGTAGTTAAGATGATACTTGAGTCTGCACAGATGTTGTGCACGGCTCATCATCATTACGCTGAGAAACTTGGATATGATAGTAGCTATATACCTTACAAAAAAGCTCATTATAATCACCCATCAACTATATGGTGTAGACAAAACAGTAGACAGTATTATTGGTTGTTTCATCATATGATAGCATTAGGTAATGAGTATACAAAAAGATATGATAAAACTCATTTGACAATAACTAAATGCTTTGATGCATTACAGTATTGTCCTGTTGGCATGCCTTTAGGTGGTAAGTTTAATCAACCTCCACAAGCAATGCCCGATGAGTATAAACACAAAGACAGTATTATTGCTTATTGGCAATATTATATTAATGATAAGTCTCATATTGCAGCTAAGACTGAAAATAAATATGAGCAAATACCAATTTATTAACTAAATAATTATTATATGTTAAAGTTATTAATTATATTTACAAGCCTATTGTCATATGACAGTAGCAACTTAAATAATGAAAAGCAGAGACTTTATGTAACTGCTACAATTTATCATGCTGTTGAAGCACAAACCGATAGTACACCAGATATTACAGCGTCAGGCTATAAAATTAATATAGATGACCCATTATCCGATAGGATAATAGCTGTAAGTTGGGATCTTGAGAACGAATACAAATTTAAGATGGGTGATAAAGTCCATGTTGAAGGTGCAGGACTTCTTGATGGTATATGGTTTGTAAGAGACCGTATGAATCCAAGGTTTAGAAAACGTATAGATTTCCTTGTACCACAAAGTATGAAAGGTGGTAAATGGGAAAAAGTTATCTTAACCCACGAAAAATCATTTTTTAAATGATTTAATATAGGGTGACAAAAGCCCTATATAGTATAATAATAACAGGCTAATGTCACATAGAAATTTAGAGTATTTACATCGTAAAAGAATAATATACAGAGGTTATCCTGATAATGATGAACCTACCAAGATATATTGGTGGGGTAGTTATTATCAACAAGGTACTTATGAATGTTATGAGTTGTTTAGAAGTACAGCCAAGATTACTACGTTTAGATCTTTAAAGTGGCATTTGTCCGTGTTATGGTGGTTAAATCCTAGCATTGATAGAAAAAAGTTTGAAAATTTATCACAATTTATCTGTGATAAGTCAAATGGATTTATTACCTTTACAATACCAAGTAAAACCCTTGATATTTTAATTAACAGTTTTGCTAAAACTAAGAAGCCTCCTAAGAATAAATTGAGGAAGATTATATTTAAGCCAAACTTAATGATTGATATATCAGAAAAACTAAAAATAGTTGGGTCGTTAATTGGGCGGGGAAGAATATCAAAAACTGATATTTATGAGTGGATGTTGAATATTAACAGCTTGGAACAAAAGATAACTATAGCTAAGCTAGCTAATTGTTTGAAATGTTCTTCAAGAACTATTCATAGACATATGACTGATGAATTAAAAAATGAAAAAGAACAATTAAACAATATGTTAGATGAGAAAGTATAACGTTGAGAACTATGTCAGATATAAAAATGACGTAGGAAACGTCTTAACACAAGACTTATATGAAAGTGAGGACTTCAAGAGCATGACTCGTGATGATCTCATACACAAGTTTCTACCTTTAGTAGAAAATATAGCTAAAAAGTTTTCAACAGCGCAACCTGCATCAGGTGTATTAGATATATTAGATCTTATACAGTTTGGTAATATAGGTTTAATAAACGCTGTAGATAAAATTGTACATGAAAAACTAGATGAATCAAAGGATAAGAATAATACATTGAAATCATTTTTATCTAAACGTATCAAAGGAAACATAAGACGTTCTATTGATATAAATAAAGGTGGTTTACGTATACCAGAGCATAAGCTCGCAGAAATGAGGAATCAAACTGCTGATCAAAATGCTGTAAGTAAATTCTTTGACTCATTGTTTTTAAGTATTGAAGAGATATCTGAGAATAACAACCAGGTCTTTGAAATACCGGATAAACAACCCGAGTACAATGAGGAAATGTTTAGTATTTATTTAAAATCTTTATTACAAAGGTATTTAAATAGAAAAGAGTACGAAGTACTAAGATTAAGCTATGGCCTAGACTGTCCAAAACACAGTGCTAAAGAAATAGCATACAAACTACAGATTAAAGGCCAGAGTGCTTATGTAAGAGTTTCACAGCTTAAAAAACAAGCTGTTGAAAGATTAAAACAGAATGTAAAACATTCAGAAATTTTAGATTATATACCATGAATTTAAACCAAAAATTAAAAGACATACAGGTACATTTTAAAGCTAAGAAAACTAGGTTTAATAGCTTCGGTAAGTATTATTTCAGGTCTGCTGAAGATATACTTGAAGCTGTAAAGCCTCATTTAACTAAGCATAATGTAACTGTTATAGTTAATGAAGATCTTGTTATAGGCGAATTTGGTCCTATAATAAAAACGACTGCCACAATTACTGACGGCACTGATTCAATAAGTGCTGCCGCGGTTGTTGGTGTTGACCTTGCACAAAAGGGTATGCAAGTGCCGCAGCAATTTGGTAGTGCAAGTTCGTACGGTAAGAAGTACGCGCTTGGTAATTTATTCTTAATCGATGATACGCAGGATAGTGATGCGACTAACAGTCACGGCAAAACGTCTAATAAAGCTTTTTTGAAAGCTGGAACAGACTCGTTTACTAAAGCTGTTGACTATGTTAAGGCAGGTGGGAAAGTTGACGCGATTAAGAAGAAGTACTCTATGTCAAGTGAGATAGAGTCACAACTTAAATCTATTTAAGATGAATAAACAGGCGATTGAAAAGCTTCGTAACGACGAGCTTTACTACGGAGATTATGGAAAGAAGTTCCTAAGTAACAGTGACATCGGTACGTTGTTTAACAATCCTCTAGCACTTGGACAACCAAGTACTGAAACTTCTGCTTTTTTAGTAGGTAAGTATTTTCATACTGCAATACTTGAGCCAGACAAATTGAAAAGCTTTAAGATTATAAAGTCATCGACTCGTAATACTAAAGTTTATAAAGAGATGTCAGGCGGAGAGCTATGCCTACTAGAAAAAGAAGTTGATATGATCGAGGCTATGACGGCAAAGATTATGGACAATGAAGTATGTAGAAACTTAATACTAGGTTCAGATGGTAGCAATAACGTGAAGTATGAAGAACCAGGTATTGTCGAATTATATGGCAATAAATGGAAGGGTAAGGCTGATATTGTTAACCATGATGAAAAAGTTGTAGTTGATTTGAAAACAACGGCTGATATAAATAAATTTAAGTCTAGTGCATATCGTTATAATTACGATTCACAAGCATTTATATATCAAAAGCTATTTGGATATGACTTCGTTTTCATAGTAATCGATAAGAGCACAAAGCAAATAGGAATATTTGATTGCTCAGATGAATTCTTACAGCGTGGGGATTTGAAGGTAGAGAGGGCTAGCGGAATTTATGATTTATTTTTTAAGACTAAGGATTTCGATCCTAAGCAATATTTTATAACCAAAACACTTTAATTTAATATTATGGCAAGAACCAGAAAAAGAACATGCGACGTAACAGGCATGACAACAAGCGTAAATAATTTTTACACAAACCAAAGCCACGTGAAAGCCGTGGACAATTTAAGAAGACTAACTGGCGCAAGTAAAGACCAGATGTCTAGAATGTTTAACCAAATATCAACTTACTAATATGGCTGGTATTATAAAAACAAGTATCAACCTCACGCTTATTCCTAAGGATAAGATTATCACGGGTAAAAAAGGTAAGTATTTACCTATATCTATCAGTGTTAATGATGAACCTGATCAGTTTGGTAACAACGGTCCTGTGATCGTTGATCAGACTAAGGAAGAAAGAGAGGCCAAAGCTCCTAAGGTTTACCTAGGTAATTCAAAGGTAGTTTGGACAAACGGTACTTTTCCTGAGCCGGTTAAAGCACAAGGTGCTTCACAACCTGCTCCACAAGCAGTTGCAGATAAACATGATGATATACCATTTTAATATATGAAAGTAAACGAGACAGAGATTAACGGATTCACGATTGATAACTTCAATCAACACAAGCTGGATGTGGGTAAACCACAAGGCGCGTGTCCTTTATGTTCTCATGATCGCAAACCCAAGAATAGAAAGCTTAAATGTGCTAGCTATGATTGGGAGCGAGGTCTCGGTACTTGTCACAACTGCAACGAAACATTTCAACTACACACATATGAGAGAAAAGGAGATGCTGCCAAAGAATATGTAAAACCGGAGTTTAATCATACTACTAATAAACCTCCGGGTAGTAAAATGTTGAGGTGGTTTGAATCAAGAGGAATATCTCAGGATACATTGGATACGTTTGACGTATCTGAGGGTCCTGAGTATATGCCTCAAACTAATCAGATCGAAAATGCTATTAAGTTTAATTACCGCATGGGCGGTGAGCTCATTAATGTTAAATACCGTGATGGTAGAAAAAACTTTAAATTATATAAAGGAGCAGAAAAGATATTTTATAACGTAGATAGTGTTGTTGGATATGATTGGTGTGTTATAACTGAGGGTGAGATAGATGCATTATCTTTACATGAAGCTGGCGTCAAGTCAGTTGTGTCAGTTCCTAACGGAGCTACATTAAACAGTAACAACTTAGATTATCTTGATAATTGTATAGATTATTTTGAAGATAAAACTAAAATTGTTTTAGCTATAGACAATGACGAAGCAGGTCAGGCGTTACAGCAAGAGCTTATACGTAGGCTCGGCGCTGAAATCTGTCACGTTATAGATCTAAAAGACTGTAAAGATGCTAATGAATATCTCGTTAAATATGGTAAGGAAGATCTTGCAAATATAATAGCGATCGCACAACCTGTGCCACTTGAAGGTGTTTCAACTTTGAAAGACTTTGAAGAGGAACTAAAAGACTTTGTCAAACATGGTTTTAAACCTGGATATCAAATAGGTTTAGATAACTTTGATAAAGTATTTAGTACATATACAGGTCAATTTATAACTGTAACAGGTATACCGTCGTCAGGTAAGTCTGACTTTGTAGACCAAATGGTTGTTGGATATAACCAAAAGTACAGCTGGAAAACAGCATACGCTTCCCCGGAAAACCAACCAACCTTTTTACACGCACATAAATTAATGCGTAAGTTTTGGCAGGATCTGCCATTACCCTCTGATATTGATAATAAGACTTGGAAACATGTGTCATCACATGTAGACGATAACTTCTTTTTTATCGATATGGACAAGTATGACCTCAAGTCAGTACTTAAAAAAGGTGCTGAGCTTGTTAAACGTAAAGGTATTAAATGCTTAGTCATTGATCCTTTTAATAAAGTTAGAAATACTGATTGCAAATCTGATGATGTTAATAAATATACATTAGATTATCTAACTGAAATAGAAGTCTTTGCTAAGAAATATGATGTATTAGTTATTATAGTAGCACACCCTACTAAGATGTATAGAACACAAGATGGTAAAATTGAAGAGCCAACTATGTATAACATCAAAGGTGGTGGTGAGTGGTATGATGCAAGTTATCACGGCTTGTTAGTACACAGAGACTATGAGGCTAAGAACACAAAAGTAAAAGTATTAAAAGTTAAATTCCAAAACTTAGGTGAAAACGGTGCTGAATCATTTTTTAAATGGGAGCCAAAGTCAGGTTGTTATATACCTGATGAGAAACCAGTTGAGGAAGAATTACCATGGAACTAATGAAAAAATTTTATAACGCAAATCACGCATTTAATTATTATCACGATTTGATAATAAGAAGAGGTGTAGACTTTAGCAATACTAAAGCTATATTTAACTGTGGGTTTTATATGGTGGATCCATTAGACAACCACATAAAGAATAAAGAACGTGGTTGGAAGCACGAGTATGCCGAAGCTGAATGGCAATGGTATTTATCAGGTAATCGTAATATAAAAAAGCTTGGTGAAATATACGGTAAAGTACCTCCTATATGGGAGCGTATGGCTGACAAAGATGGTAATGTAAATAGTAATTATGGTTGGCAGTGGCTACGTAATAATCAATATGATTATGTTGTTGATAAGTTAAAAAAACAAATAGATACTAGACACGCTGCTATAAGTATTTACGACGCAAAAGAAAACAAGGATTATGATAACGATACGCCTTGTACTTACGCGGTACAGTTTACAATAATAGACGATAAATTATGTATGTCTGTGTACATGCGATCTAATGATCTCTGGTACGGCTTCTGTAACGATCAATACTGTTTTAGTATGTTGCAAAAGAAAGTCTCAGAGGATGTAAATAAGGAGGTCGGATGGTATTATCATCATGCACATAACATGCATTTATATAATGACAAACTATGATATACTACATTTATCACATACCAGGTAAAAAGATTGGTGTGACGTGTGATCTTAATAACCGGGTCACTGCACAACAAGGTTATGCACCTGACGAATACGAAATACTAGAAACACATAAAGATATAGATGTTGTTTCTAATAGAGAATTAGAATTACAAAAAGAATATGGTTACAAGGTTGACCATAGACTTTATAAAACTTTAAACCCCAAAACCAAAATGAAAATAAACGTAACAGAACAAACTACTACGTTTCCAGTACCTATCGATAAACTAAAAGGTAGATTACACGATGTTATCGGTATGGAGTGGGAAACAGATCACGGTCGATTTAAAATAGACAGTGATACAATACAATGGATAATGAAAAACGTTAAAACTTCTATGTATAATCCTAACAGATCTTACATATATAACAAAGCGTTTTCAGTATTTGCTAGTAAACCTAGCGTTAAATGCTCTAAAAAACCTCTTAAGATGTTTGAAAGTATTAGATCTTGGGCTGAAGAGAGAGGTATATACGCTGAAGGCGATTCAAAAACTCAATTAATCAAACTACAAGAAGAAATGGGTGAGCTAGCTAAAGCTACATTAGAAAACGATAAGCCAGAAGTTATAGATGCTATTGGTGATATGGTTGTAGTATTAACTAACTTAGCACATTTAAATGGTGTACACATTGAAACGTGTATAGCAGAAGCATATAATGTTATTGCTAAGAGAAAAGGCAAAATGATTAACGGTACATTTGTAAAAGATGAAGGTTAATACTAAAGATCAAATAGTTCTTGACGTCATCAAGAAGATGGATGAAAGAAGTTTAGTTGGCCAAAAAAAGTATGGCCAAACGATGACCAGTGAGGTCGAACAAGGCATGAAAGATCTTAATGATTTTTTAGATGATACTCAAGAAGAGATAATGGATGCATTGTTATATATACAAGCTGCTAAGAAATGTTTAGGAGATAAAATAATATATAGTTATCCAGATGAGGAGGAAAATTAGAAGAAAAAAACGAGGTCCTGTCGTCAGTAAAAAAGTTACTGTTGATGGGATTAAGTTTGCTAGTGGACTTGAAGCCTATATGTATAGAGCTTTAAAGAAAGCTAAGATAAAAGCTCAGTACGAGAAACGTTCGTTTGAATTACAACCTTCATTTGAATTAAAAAATTCATCATATGAAAGGCAATCAAACGGTAAAGGTGATATGATTGATAGAGGGAACAAAAAGGTTTTATCTATAAATTATACACCAGATTTTGAAGGCACGAATTTTATTATTGAATGTAAGGGTAGAGCTAATGAATCATTTCCATTACGTTGGAAGTTATTCAAAAAAGTTATAGCTGATAACTACCCTAAAGTGAGGTTATTTAAACCTCAAAAACAAAACGAGTGCGATGAAGTTGTTAAATTAATAAAACATGGCTAGAACATTAAACTTACAAGCGTATAGGTTTAAACCTAAAAAGAAAAGACCAGGTATTCACTCTAAAAATAGGAATACAAAAAATATAAACGGTAAGTATTATAGTGGGTCTAGCTACAGAGGACAAGGAAGATGAAATTAATTAGTTGGGAATTAAGCTTTGGAATTTATCCAGGGTTTTTAGCAGGATACAGACAGTACATTGATAACGATAATTTAAAAGTTGATCACGTGTTGTATGTATTCTTATTTGATATTTGTTTATCTTTATACTACGAATAATTATGGGACTATTTGATAAAAGAATTGCATATAAACCTTTTGAGTATCCAGAATACTATACAGAAGGTTGGTTACCACAAGCGCAAGCGTTTTGGTTACACACAGAAATACCTATGTCAGGTGATGTGAAAGACTGGAACGAAAAACTTACTAAAGAAGAAAAGCATTTAGTTGGTAACATATTATTAGGGTTTGCTCAGACTGAGTGTGCGGTATCAGATTACTGGACACAGAAAGTTGTTGGTTGGTTTCCTAAACATGAGATACAACAGATGTCTATGATGTTTGGAAGTCAAGAAACAATACACGCAGTAGCATATTCCTATTTAAACGAAACGCTAGGTCTTGAAGACTTCGAAGCGTTTTTACATGAACCTGCCACAGCGGAAAGGTTCGATAACTTAGTTAGTTATGATGGTACGGATCCAATAGAGATAGGTAAATCTTTAGCAGTGTTTAGTGCATTTGCGGAAGGTGTAAGCTTATACTCTGCGTTTGCGGTGCTATATAGCTTTCAACTAAGAAACTTGTTAAAAGGTGTCGGTCAACAAATGAAGTGGTCTGTTAGAGATGAGTCGCTTCATAGTAAAATGGGTTGCAAGTTGTTTAATCACATGTGTGAAGAAAAACCACTATTGCGTAAAGCTTGTAAACCTCATGTTCACGACGCGGCTATGACAATGCTAGAATTAGAAGAAAAATATATAGACAAGATGTTTGAGAAGGGTGATCTGGAAAACTTAACTGCTTATGATTTAAAACAATTTATAAGAAGAAGAACAAATGAGAAACTTAAGGAACTCGGATATGAAGAGCTCTTCGACTACGACAAAAAAGCCGCAAAAAACCTGGATTGGTTTTATCATCTTACTGGCGGGCATACTCATACCGACTTTTTTGCTATTAGGCCAACAGACTACAGCAAAGCGAACGAAGGCGAAGATTTCGAAGATATTTGGTAGGTAATATATGTGGAGTAATAGATGGATAAAAGGTCAGGACTACCCAGAGTGGGCAGAGGCTGACGTGTATAAAAAAACAATAACTGGTGGTTATCTTTATAATGGAGAGACACCTAAAGAAGCTTACAAACGTGTGGCTAAAACGGCTGCAATGCGACTTAAAAAACCTGAGCTTGAAGAAAAATTCTTTGAGTATATATGGAATGGTTGGTTATGTTTAGCTTCGCCAGTTTTATCAAACCTAGGTACAGAGAGAGGTTTACCTATCTCTTGCTTTGGTATTGATGTAGCTGATAGTATACAAGATATAGGACAAAAAAACCTAGAGATGATGCTATTAGCTAAACACGGTGGTGGCGTAGGTATAGGTATAAATCAAATCAGACCAGCAGGTTCTGAGATTACAATGAATGGTACATCAGATGGTGTTGTGCCTTTCTGTAAGATATATGATTCAACTATACTTGCTACAAATCAAGGTGCTGTAAGAAGAGGTGCAGCATCAGTTAATTTAAATATAGAACATAAAGACTGGGAAGACTGGTTAGAGATAAGAGAGCCAAAAGGTGACGTTAATAGACAGTCACTTAACTTACATCAATGTACTGTTATTGGTGATAAGTTTATGAGAAAGCTTGCTGCTGGTGATAAGGTTGCAAGAAGAAAGTGGGGTAAGCTATTACAAAAACGTAAAGCAACTGGTGAGCCTTATATAATGTTCAAGGGTAATGTTAATAAACAAAACCCTAGTATGTATAAAGATAATGCTTTGAAAGTTTATATGACTAACATATGTTCTGAAATAGTATTACATACAGATGAGAACCATAGCTTTGTATGTTGTTTATCTAGTTTAAACCTAGCTAAATATCATGAGTGGAAAGATACAAATCTAATATACGATAGTATATGGTTTTTAGATGGCGTGCTAGAAGAGTTTATACAGAAGGCTAAGAACAGGAGAGGCTTTGAAAACGCTGTAAGGTTTGCTGAGAAAAGCAGAGCTTTAGGCTTAGGTGTATTAGGTTGGCATACTTATTTACAACAAAAAGGTTTTCCTTTTGAGGGTTTATTAGCACAATATGAAACAAGAAGGATTTTTAGTCAGATTAAAATTGAAAGCGAAAGGGCTAGCATGGCGCTTGCAGAGACGTATGGTGAGCCGCTATGGTGCGTGGGTTCCGGATTCCGTAATACTCACCTTCGTGCTATTGCACCTACCGTTTCTAACTCAAAGCTTGCTGGTAATATTAGCCCAGGAATCGAGCCGTGGGCTGCTAATGTATTTACAGATCAGAGTGCGAAGGGCACGTTTATCCGCAAAAATCCGACTCTTGTCGAAGAACTCAAGAAACACAACTTGAATACCGACAAGATATGGGATCAGATATTGGCTGATGGTGGATCTGTGCAAGGTATAAAGGCATTAGATAAAATTACTGTAGGTGAACACGATGTACCTATAAAAGAAGTTTATAAAACTTTTAAAGAGATAAATCAACTAGAGCTTGTTAATCAAGCTGGCATACGTCAGCAATATATAGATCAGGCTGTTAGTTTAAATTTAGCGTTTCCTTCCGAGGTAGATCCTAAGTGGTTAAACAAAACACATTTAGAAGCTTGGAAAAGAGGAATAAAAACATTGTATTATATGAGAACCGAGTCTGTGCTTAGAGGCGATATAGCCAAACAAGCAATGGACCCTAACTGTTTAAGTTGTGATGGATAATTTAATGAAAGAGTTACTAGATCCTGTTGAGCCTAAAGTATTTTTTAAAGAGTACTGGGGTAAAAAGCATTTAGTATTAAGAAGAAACAAATTTAAAAACCTGTTTAACTGGAAAGACTTTGAACAGTACATGAACGAGTTTCCTAAAATACCTAACCTACAAATAATAGGTTGGGATGATAAACATGAGAAGTGGTGTCTTGATAAAGTTAAAAAAGGTAAATTAAAATTACCTATGCTAACTAAAACACAAGTACACAAAGCGTGGACAGATGGTAAATCATTTGTAATACCATTTGCTGAATATAGAAAAGAAGTACTTATGAATGTTTGTAAAACATTTGAAAGGTATTTTGCAAAAGGTCAGGTTAATGTATACGCGTCGCCTGGTAAAGGATCTAAAAGTTTTCCGGCGCACGCTGATAATACAGAGAACTTTTTGTTTCATACTCAAGGTAGAGTTAAATGGAGAATATTTAAAGAGTTTGCACCAGATAAACCTAAAGAAATACTTGAAGAGTTTATATTAGAGGCAGGTGATTTATTATATATACCACAGTTTCAATATCATGAGGTTATACCTATTGGTGCTAGAATATTATGTAGTATTCATTTTCCAAACAAACCAAAGCAGTCGCTAAAGAATTTTCAAATATCAAAAAATTCTAAACGTGAGCCATGGTATAAATGGCAACCAGAAAAGTATGATGCTAATGGTCATTTAAATACTGAGGACTTTCCGTATAAATGGAGAGATAACAGGAAGTGGTAATATGAAACACGAAGAAAGAAGACAGCATCAAACGCATGATGCGGATACTTTTCTTGAATATAGAAAAAAACAAGAACAAGTACATTTAAACAGAATAAAAGGTAGTACTAACCCGTTAGATGCTATACTTACTATTGAACTTAATACGACTGAGTTGTGTAATAGAAAATGTGTATTCTGTCCGCGTCATGATTCAAGTGTGTATCCTAACAGAAATTTAAATATGTCTGTTGATACAGCAGAAAAAATAGCAAAACACTTGGCTGATGCTAATTACACAGGTAGAATATCTTTTAGTGGATACAGTGAAGGCTTATTAAACAAAAGCTTTCCTGATATAGTTTTTACTTTTAGAAAACATTTAAAAGATAATCTACTAGAGTGTAATACAAATGGTGATATGCTAAAGCGTAAACCACAATTGATATTAGATATTTATAACGCTGGCCTATCTATGTTTTATATAAACTTGTATGATGGACCAGAGCAAGCAGGTGTATTTGCGACTCTTATGGATGAAGCTGGTATATCTAAATCAAAGTATAGTTTACGTGCACACTATAATTTAAAAGATTATGGTTTAAAGCTTAACAATAGAAGTGGTATTATAGACTGGATAGGTTTTGAAGATCATGATATTGAAGCTTTGAAAGGTAAGCCATGTCATTACCCATTTTATAAGATGTTTGTTGACTGGAACGGTGATGTGTTGTTCTGTTCAAATGACTGGGGTAAAGAAAGAAAGATAGGTAACATAGCTAAACAAACATTAGAAGAGGTTTGGATGGCTGATGATATGAAAGAGATAAGACAAAGATTAAAGCACGGTGATAGATCACAGAGCCCATGTGATAAATGCTCTGTTAAAGGTGATTTATTTGGTAAGCCTAGTTTTGATCTTATAAATAAACATTATGAAAGTAGCGATAACGGGAACAACTAGAGGCTTAGGTAAAGCAATACAAAATGAGTTGTGCGGCAAGTGGGTACCAATAGGTTTTAATAGGCCTAAGTATGATATATGCTGTCCTAAATGTATAAATACATTAATTGAAGAATTAAAAAGCCCTGAGTATAGAGTTTTTATAAACAATGCTCATGAAACATTTTGTCAGACAGAAGTGTTAGCAGCTGTGTTTAACTTATGGGCTAATGACTCAAGTAAAGTTATTGTAAATATAAATAGTAGAGCAAAGTATCCTAACCTATCAAAAGGTTATATGTACTCAGCTTCTAAAGCATCTTTATCACATTTATCGGATAGTTTAAAATTTACTACACCTAAAAAATGTAAGATAGTAGATGTCAACTTAGGTTTATTAGAATCAGATTTACCTAGTTTAACATATAAAGAAGCGGCACATACTATAGTATGGTTAATTCAAAACGCTACTCAAAGAAGAAAATTAGAAATAGGCTCAATAGATTTATATCACAATGAGTCTTATGTAGAAGTACAAAAACAAAAACAAATAAAATTAAATGAAAGCAGGAAAAATATGGGGAAAAACTGAAAAGATCCACGCTAATGGGGTTTTTGAGTTTCACCGAATAGAATTTAATAAAGGATTTAAATGCTCAGAGCATGAGCATGAATTTAAATGGAACGGATTTTATGTAGAGTCCGGTAAAATGTTAGTCAGAGTCTGGCAAGATGATCAAAATCTTTTAGATGAGACAATATTAGAAGCAGGTGATTTTACTATGGTTAAACCTGGTAAATACCATCAGTTTGAAGGTGTTGAAGATGGTGTAGCTTTTGAGTTATACTGGGCTGAGTTTAACCACGATGATATAAAAAGAAGAACATCAGGTAAGAGAGCATGAAAGATATAGTATTTGTAATACCAGCTAGACTAGAGAGTACTAGGCTAAAACATAAAATGCTTATGATGTTTGATGATGAGCCACTAATACGTATAGTATTTGATAAAGTACGTACTATGGGTTATGATACATTTGTTATAACTGATAGTCCTAAAATAGCAGAAGTTATACCTAGCAACAATGTTATTATGACTAATGAGGCAGAAAATGGGACAGCTAGAATAGCTCAAGCTCATGAATTTTTAAGCGAGTATCAAACTATAATCAATATACAGGGTGACATGATAGATATAACACATAAAACTGTAAAGCCTTTTATTGATAGAGCTAAAAATAATTTTGTAGTATACACAGCTTACACAAAAGGTTACGAGCCAAACGGTGTTAAGGTTGTACATCAAGCAGGTAAAGCTATGTGGTTTACTAGATCTGATATTGGTTATGGTGATAGACACCTTGGTATATACATGTATAGACCACACGCTTTACAGTGTTATGATTTATTAGATGATGAATATCCACAAGAAAACTTAGAACAAAATAGATATTTAGGTTTATATGATATTAAAGTATGTGAGGTTAAATATGAAGGTAGAGAAATAAATACACAAGAAGATGTTAATGGATAAGTTTATAATATCAGGACCATGTGTTATAGAGAGTGAGTACACATGTATGAAAATAGCAGAAAAGGTAAAAGAACTTACAGCTAAGTATGGTTTTGATTACATATTTAAAGCTTCATTTGATAAAGCAAACAGAACTTCTGTAGACTCATACAGAGGACCAGGTTTACAAGAGGGATTAGAAATACTAGCTAAAGTTAAAAAAGAGTTTGATGTTCAAATAACAACAGACATACACGAACCTATACAGGCTATACAAGTTAAAGATGTTGTTGATGTTATACAAATACCTGCTTTTTTATGTAGACAAACAGATCTTTTAATTGCAGCCGGCAGAACAGGTAAGACCGTAAATATAAAGAAGGCACAGTTTATGAGTGGTAACAACATGGAGCACCCAATTAAAAAAGTGCAATCCACATGTAATAATAATATAATGGTAACTGAGCGTGGAACTATGTTTGGTTTAGGTAACTTAGTTGTAGATTTCCGACAGATACTAGATATGAAAAAATTTAACGTACCTATAGTTATGGACGTTACTCATTCAACTCAAAAACCCAGCGCTCTTGGCAATAAAAGTGGTGGTGATAGAAAGTATGCACCATACATGGCTAAGTTAGCACAAGCGGTTGATGTTGATGGTTACTTTTTTGAAGTACATCCTGACCCGGATAAAGCTTTAAGCGATGGTCCTAATATGGTACCGTTAAATAATTTTGAAACAATATTAAAATTTATAGCATGAGAATATTTATAGGAAGTGATTCACGTCATCCGCAAGCTACAAAAGTAGTTAGAAAGTCTATATTAGACAACGGTGACCACGAGGTTATGTCTTTAGTAAAAGCACAGCTAATTAAGCGTGGTATTTATGGTAGAAAAGATGTGCCTAATGAATCAACAGAATTTTCTTTTACAAGGTTTTATACACCTTTGTGTAACAACTGGAATGGCATAGCCATGTTTTGTGATAATGACTTTGTTTGGAAATGTGATCCTGAAGAGGTTGTACAATACCTAGGAGATAAAACAATAGCAGTTGTAAAGCATGATCTAGATAATGTTAAAGGAACAAAGATGGATGGTGTTAAAAATAAAATGTATCCAAAGAAATGTTGGAGCTCATTAATAGTTTTTAACTGTGAGAAACTAAAAGATATATTAACTAAAGAATATTTAGATAATGCTACACCACAGCAATTACATCAATTTGAGTGGATAGATGAGAGTGAGATAGCTGAGATACCAGTTGAGTATAATCACTTAGTAGGTTATTATGAAAAAAATGATAACATAAAAGCGATACACTATACTAACGGTGGACCTTGGTTTGACAAATATAAAGATGGAGAGTTATCAGAAGAGTGGTGGAGCGTATACAACAGCTTGTAAAGAATAAATCAGTAATACTTGTTGGCAACTCTGTAGAGTTAATGCATCATGATTATGGCGCGTTCATAGACAGCCATGATATTGTTGTACGCTTTGGTAGAGCTGTTGATAGTATAGCTGATGATAAAGGAAAACAATTAGGTAGTAAGACAAACGTGTGGGTAACTGGTCAGTTCAGAGCTCCTATATGGAAGAGGCGTAATAAAGAATTTACAAAAGGTAAATTTAAAGATGTTGAAATATTACTTAATAGATGTCGTGGTAATTTTTTACTCAAAGACTGGGTATTAGAAGATCATCTACCAAAGGGTATGCCTTATACTCAGATGTGGTCAGACGCAGAGCTAGAATCGCTGTGGAACGGTTTTGGTAATTCAATGTACAGCTTACAACTCAGGCCTTCAGCTGGGTTTTTAACAATACTATATTTTATTAGGGAAATTAACACTCAAAAGAAATTGAGTATTATTGGATTTGACTTCTTTCATAAGAGTGTAAAGAAGAGTACATACATGGCTAAAAATGTAAAAGATGGTAATGGTGAATGTGATCCTCACAGTTGGCATTTACCTCTTTATACTACAAAGCATTCAGCGCATGATCGTAATTTAGAAAATCAATATGTGAGTAAGTTAGAACGTGATGGTTTGCTTGAGTGGCACACGTTAAGTGATATGAAAAGAAATAAAGTTGAATATACTGGTTGGATGAAAGGTCAGAAGATAATAAGAAGTGTAGCTAAAAAAACGGCTGTGTCAAAAATCTAGCTACAACCTCGGCTATAACCTCAATAATTAATAATACAACAATTGGTAGTATATATTCCCACCAGTCATATTTACCGTTCTCATTTAAATCAAAAAAATTAAATTTCATTTTGCTCCGCAAGGCTTGCCGTTAGCTATGTTAACCCAATTTTCTTTTTGAAACCAGTCACGTAATGTAGCACCTTTTTTCCTAGCACCTTTTACATTTGACTTACTAGATCTTTTATATTTTCCTTGAGCTGCAGCAGATCTCTTGGCATTAATTACTTTTTGCCTCTGCTCTTTACTCATGCTTTTATATTTTGCGTATGGCAAACAAACCTTTCTTGTTCCACCACCTTTTACTTTACTTTTTGGCATTATATACAGGATTTTCTTTTTTTCCTAAGCATCTTAGGTTTTTTCATAGCATCTATATGCGCTTGTACTTTTTTTGCTTGTTGTGCGTGCATCTTTGACGCGCCTTTAAGTTGTTTTACAACCTCTTTTAATTGCTTATCCTTTATCATAACTTTATTTTTTTACACAATTAGGTACACGCCTACCGCCTTTTTTCTTAAAACCAACTTGTTTATAGCCGGTCCAACATTTAGGTTTTTTCTTGTAGTCTTTCTTCATCACTTCTTCTTTTTACCACTACCACCGTAGTTACCTGGACCACCTGCTTTAGTACATCTTACACCCCACCCTGAAGCATAAGCGCTAGGCCATACTTTAAATTTACGTTTTGCTGCAGCTTTACATGCCGGACTAATTTTACCCATAATTATTTGTTTTTATAAGGAAACATTATATTTAAAGCTTCACGTCTACCTTCGCATCCGCAAGGTATATTTAAGCCGTTTGATACTCTATCTACTACAGACTTAATACCAGTTTTGCTTGTAAACTTATGTATACTATCTCCTAACCCTTTTGATTTCATTTCTTTGTTTTTTCAAATGCTGATATTCCAAAGCAACCTAATGTAACCCATACAAATGAGTTATAGACTACTTCGTTTATAATAAGATCTTTATCTGCTATAAGACTTGTCATTAAGTCTGCTATAGCAAACAAAGTCATTACTATGAAAGACGCAAATCCTATTACGTTCTTTTCGTTTATATCGTTTTTATCTTTAAATAATGCCCACATAATATTAACATTTCCATCTACGTCTAGCTGCAAGACCTCTTTCACTTTTCCAACCTTTTGATCTAGCGCAAAATGATTTTCTACGTTTAGCTGCTTTGCTACCAGGTTTTACTTTACCTGTTACAGCTGTTTTTAATTTACTACCAGGGTTTTTCTTTCTATATTCTCTAACACCCTTAGCGGTCATACCTGCCCCTTCTTCTGTAGTTCTAAAATTTCTTCCTTTACCTTTTGTTGTTTTTCTTATCTCTGGCATATCAATTGTTTTTACCTCTTGAGCTACCACCACCTGATGTTACAGGGTTACTAGCTATTGGCGCGCCACTACCACCTGTTGTTTGACTACCTACAGATATAGGTGGACTATTGTTTATATTAGGGTTTGGTGTTATGTAACCATAGTTACCTTGTGCACTACCGTGGTATCTCCATCTACTATCATGATATCTATAATCATAGTGACGATCATAATGTGGTACATAATATCTATTATCTTGCCATCTAACAAAGTCATAGCCAACAACATTATAGGTTTGTTGTGGTCGTATTTGATCTATTCTTATCTTAACTGTGTCACCCATTTCAGTTAACGCTAGTACATGCGTTACCATAACTTGATTACGATTGTATAACATAGGCGCGCAACTAGATAATATACCTACAAGTAATATGCTGAGTAGTATTGCTAACGTTATAAGTCTACCTAAGTCTCTCTGTTTATCTGTCATGTCCAAAGTTTAAAAATGTAATGCGCGACAATTATGGTTATTAACCAGGTGATTTGTAGTCCAAATATTATGAGTACTACTTTATCTTCTGGTTTTTTATTTTTCCATTTATTCCTTATTGTTTGTATCATTGTCTTCTGGGATATTAGTTACAAGAACTTTTGTTATGTACGCTAATGCAACAAAAACTGAAAATACTAAAATATCAAGCTGCGTAGTTTGCGTACTGAGTTCTTCCATCTTTTCTAAACGCTACTAAGCATCTGTTTCTGTTTTCGCCTGGATTAACATAGCTTACGTGTACCCAGTCAGGATTTTTGTGGTCACCAAACTCCCAAATCATCTGATCAAATTCTAAATTATCTTTTATATAGTTAAACATCTCAGCGTTTGTTTTGTGTCCATACACGTCATCTATGTCAACAGCTTGGCCGTGACAATGTTGTGACTTATTACTACCGCCGATAGCTTTGTTTAACTCTGGCCCACGATAAAATGAATTTATTCTGATAGGACCGCCTACCCACTCTCTAAGTGGTTCAAACACTTTTACAGCTAACAACTTCATGTTGTTAAGATGTTCTTCAGTTGGTTTGTTTTCTAAACCTAATCTTGTTGCTGTAATGCTATACGTGCCTTCACGCATACTTATGTGTTTACTTATCATAAATTATTATTTATTTTTCCAAATAATATAATTGCTGTTTTGCCAAAATTCATTTGTGTTTTTTGTATCTACAGCAACTGACTCTTTATCTATAAAAAACCCTGCATCTTCTACAGCGTTTTGTATAGCAAAAAAATCTACGTAATTATCTTTTTTAAATCTTATTTCAAAAGTGGTATCTTCTATATTAGCCTCTACACTTTCTACAAAGTATACTTTTTCTACACTTTTCTGTACGCTAAATGAACACATGCTGCATGTTAGTCCTGTAACTTTTAACGTGATGTTATTTAACGCTAAAGCTAATATAAATAATTTTGCTATCATCTTTTGTATACTTTGTTCTCGATATCTTTTACTTTGTCCTCTAGGTTTTCTATTTCTTTCTCAAGATATTCAACCTTTTGTTTAAGTAATAAACCATCAGAGGTTTCTTTAACTTCGTAAACAGGTAATTCTTTAGCAAGCTCTATCTCTTGTTTTAGGCTTTGATAACCCATAGAGCCACTAATAATAAAACCTACAACGATAGCTATACTCTTAATATCGAGTTTTATATCTGGCTTTTTATCGCCATCTATATCAATACCTACTTGTTTATCTAATATTTCCGCCATTATGAAAGTGATTTAGTTGTTGTGTTATTTTGTGCTGCCATAATTTATAATTACGTCTAATTATAATAATTTAAGTCCACCTTTCTTCTTTTTCTTTTTCTTATCTTTTTTTCTACGTTGACCTTCTATGCCTAAGTCCCACGTGCTCCAGCCAAGAGTTAAAGCTATTCTTTGCCAGGCTTGATTTTCTTTATTAGTAGCTTCACGTAAATTATCTGTTATCCTTAACGCTCTATCAACTGGTAAGTTAATTGCAGCTGATGTTACATTAGCTACAGCTTCGTACGCTGGGTTATCTATATGAAAACCTCTTGACATTATTTCATCACTGTTAAATTTAACTGCTTGTGTAGCGCTGTATACTTTTCTAGTTTTACTACCAAGTGCTGGTGATAAGTTAACTGCTTCTAGCACTGTGTACGCGTGATCAGCTCTATATCCTTTTTTGTTTTGATCTACAAACTCTAGCGCTACGTTCTTTAGCATAGCTGCTACAGCACCGTAAATACCTGTGCCTCTTAGTATAGTATCAACCATACCATTTGCTATTCTACTATACTTTTCTTTTTCTTCGTCTTCTTCAACGTCGCTAAATGCTAAAGCAAAAATTGCATTTTGTAATGAGGTAAATATTAGGTTTTGTAAAGCACCATAATAAATTATCTTAGATATATTAGTTTTAGCGTCACCTCTTTTGTTAGCTAAATCTAACGCAGCTTTCTTTATTATCCTTGTATATTGCATTGGTGTGTTTTGAAAACTAAGTATCCATCTACCTATTTCACTAGCTTGTTGTTGTGATATTTTATCTGGTCTTGCTGATTGCTGTGCGTCTTCAGATGTTTCTTGCATGTCACTAAACGCCTTTGACTCCGCTTCTTTTAAATTTAAACCTTGCTTTAAATACGAATCAACTCTATTTCTATAAAAACCTGCACCACCCGTACATATCGCAAAACTATCACCCATTTGTGTAGGTAAATAACCTTTACCAAGTACATAAGCTATAAGTGCTTTAACTTTATTTTTAGAATTAGCGGCTTGATTTACTATTTCAGACGCGTTAACGTCAGTTTGTAGCCCTTGTCTTCTGCTTTTTAAGAAGTCAGAGTTCCATATCATAGCAAAGTCTTTAGCGAACTGTGGAAAGTTACCAACAGCTTTCATGTATTTATAAGGGTTGTTATCACTCCAGTTTACAAAGTTAGCAAATGATATTGTTTGTAGTACAGCTGATCTTATATTAAAGAACATTATATTACCAACAGCACCATTGGCCCAGTCAGTAAATTCATTAGCTATTTTACTCATACCTGTAGGTCTGTTAGTACCGATCTCCATACGATACAATGAATCTTCTAGTGCTGATCTTACGCTAGCACCGTATATAGCTTCTATTTTATTTAGATTATCAGGTGTAAATATAGCATCCTTATTTGCTTTCCACTCAGAAAGATATTCTGCTCTTTTAGTTATGGTTGTGATAGATCTTAAATCTAACTCTATCGTTGATGCTAACCAATTAACGTCATCAGGTTGTACGTAGCCTTCATCTAATCTTGTTATAGCTGAAACTTTGTCAGCATATGATACTAAACTAGGATCAGATTTTACTATATCTAATAAAGCTGTTAAATCTCTTTTTGCTAAGCCAGGTATATCAATGTTATTTTGATGCATTAAGTAAACCCTTATAGCTTGATCGTACGTAAAATTACTGTAGCCAGTTGCTTTAAGTAACATCTTCTTTACTGCTGGCATGTCCTTTGTTAACTGAGCATACTCATTAACTATTCTCTGTCTAGCCGCGTTAATACTCTTTGTTGCTTTAGCAAATGGTTTAAATAATGTTTCGTTAAAAAATTCAGCGTGTGCTTGACCTTGTTTGCCTTTACCCATAAAGTAATACATCAAACCTTTAAAATCATCAGCACCTGGTGGCACAAATAATCTTGACCAAAACTTATCATTTAAAGCACCACGTACTCTAGCTGCAGCATCAGAAAAAACAGCATTACGATCTATACCTTTAACTTGCTCTAATATCTTGTTAAACTTCTGGTCCATGTTTTGCCTGAAGTCTTGTTTAACTTGATATACTTTACCATTAATATCTAAACTTTCTAACACTTCGTTAACAGCAATTGTATTTTTAACAGCGTCATCAGCAAACAAAAAGTTATTATAACCTTCAGCGGCTTTATCAACTATAAATTCTGCTTTAGCCTCTGGCCTACCATCTTCTAAACCTATAATGTTTTCAACTTTTATATTTAACCCAACACCTTTTAAGAATTTCTGTATAGCAGGTGCAGCCTCTTGAGGTCTTGCTGTTAATATAAACATATCTTTGTTACCGTACTTTCCTATAAGATCTAAAGCTTTAGCAAAAAACGGTCCTTTTTTACCAGCTTTTACCTGACTAAACTCACTAAAATCAAACTTAGCTCCTGCAGCTTCTAAGGCTCCAGCTTGCTCTGCAAATGCTGTAGCATCAATTTTTCCTTTCGTGCCATCAGGGAGCGTGTAAAGCACGTTAGATTTAGTCTTAGCCAACGTGTCATCAAAGTCTAATATACTTATACCTTTTTCTGGTGGGTTTAAACGATTAGCCATCTTCAAGGCTTTGTCGTAGTTTTTAAATTTCTTAAGCTGGTCAGATGGGTCTGCTAACTTTTGTTTTCTAATTAACAAGTTATTATTTTCTTCCATCGCAAACATTTTGTCTGCTAATTCTGTGTTAGCGTTTTTACCAGTTTCAATATTTATAAAGTTATTTAAGTCCTTTGGTTTTAGCGCTCTTAGTTTAAAATCACCTTGTCCTAAGTTTTTGTTAAAATTTCTATCTAACTCTATAACAGACAAATCAGTATCATTATAACTGATCTCCATTTGATTGGCTAGTTTTTTAGCTTCTGCCATATACTCTTCTTGAGTTATCTTATCGTTAACGTATTCAAGATTTAGTTTATTAAAGTCAGTTAATGTGTTTGCGTTTTCTTTTAAATGCTCTAAATATCCCCATAATGTACTTTTTGTAGGTGCTAATTGAGGCTTACCATTTAATACATGTATGTATTTTATTTTAGCTAACGCTTTAACAAACGACTCGGTTGCGTTTGTTGTTCCTTGTAATAACCTTATGTTTGCAGCTTTGTTTTTTACGTTGCTGTTTTTATACGCTTCAGCAAATTTATATTGCATGTACGCTTGAACCTTTGGGTTATTTACATTTGCTAGTGTAACTTTGTTTTTGTATTTATCTATTATTTCTTGTTGGTTGTTACTTGAGTTTGATTCTAGATCTTTTGATATATTTGCTATTAAACCAGATGTTTTATTTACAGGAGCATATTCTTTAAAGTTCCAAGCGGGATCAATATCTAAACTATCCCATACTTCGTCTACAGTTTCTTGTGAGTTTAAGTGTTCATTGAGAGAGTCTATAGCGCCTAATAAATATTTGTTTTCACTTTTAATTGTCCATGGTAAATTATCAATAGACATATTAGTATCTTTTAAGCCAAAAAACGTTAACGCTGTTGTTGTTGCTTTGTCGCCAACTAATGTTTTTAATACTTGAGGTGGTATACTCTTAATCATTTCAACAGCGTGATTAGTTGTTTCTCTAACTTGCTTTTCAGTTGTAGGTGCTGTTGCGTTGTCTGTTTCGTATAAATAATCTAATACTTCTTTATCATGAGTTCTTTTTACATTTGCTACAAATAAACCTGTTTGTGGTTTTGCTATCATGTACTCTCTATCGTTCATAAAAGCTTCAACGCCTGCTCTATCCTCTTCAGGTATAGTTGCTAGCATCTTCTTTTTCTGAGCTAAGTATATCTCTGAAACATTACCTGACATATCAATTGGTTGATATGTTTTAAATGTATCTATAATTTTACTTTCGTGTTTACCTCTCATGTCAGGCGTTAAATCAGCTAGCTTAAGTTTTGTTCTTATATTTGTTACATCTCTAGTATCTTTTACTATAGCTTCAACTCTTTGCTCATTAATTTCATCGAGCTTTGTAATACCTATTTCATCTATAATTGTAAATATATCAGGTGATGAGGTAATTTTTCTTGCAGCTTCAAATGCCATGTAGTTAGATATCTCTTCTACTATTTTGTCTTTTCTATTGTTTACGTTTTGAGCTGACACGTTTATAAAGTAATCATCTAAACCTTGCATCACTTGAGCTAAAGGTTGCTTTTCAAATAATTGAGGTTGTGATGTTGCTGTTCTTGAATATCTTTTTCCTGTAGGTCTTACAAATAAATCTGGATTACTCTTGTCTCCTCTAAATCTTTTGTTTAACGTTTCAACATTAACATCATTAAAAAATGTTGGAAAGTTTTTCTTTAACCAAGCTTGATACACTGGCTTTTTCTTTATAGTCTTTTTTATTTCTTTGTTTAGAACTTTTCTAAACGTGCTTTGTAAATCAAGCTTTGATCTTTTTGGTTTTACACCAATAGTCATATCTTTTAAAACACTATTAACTGATGCTTTTACTGCCTCGTTTAGTTTATTTTGTTCTGTTGAGCCTAATTCAAACATATCTATCATTGTCGCTGTAGCTTCATCGCTTAACGTTTCTAACGTAGCGCTTTGCCTTGCTTTTCTTTCTTGCGCTTCAGTTACTTTTGTTTCTGTTCTTTGTAATTTCTTAGCAGCTGTACCCATTTTAAATTTTATAAATGAGTTTATGTAAGCGTCAGGATCATTGTTTCTTTCTGATTTATATGCTTTGATGTGTTTTATTAAGTTATCTAGTGTGTCACCTAATAAATCTTGTTTATCTTTTTTTATTTCTTCTTGAGACATACGATCAACATCGTACATTTGTGTACCCTGTATAAGCGTTGCGATGTTATGTAGATATAAATGTGAGTTATTTACTAAGCCGTCTATACCGTCTTGTTTAAAAGCATTGTTAACAGTATTTTTTCTTGTCTCTGGATCTAGCTTAAAATCATTATAATCATCTACAAAAGACTTTTTGTTTGTATTTCTTTTTTTAGCAAGCTTAATTATTCTATCTAACGTTGGATCGTTTTCTATTTTAACTTGTAGTTGTTTATCAGTTAGTCTACCTATAGACTTATATAAAACACCCTGCTCAAAACTTTTGTTGTAGTCTTTGATAAAATTAATTATATCTCCAGCATCTTTTATTTCTATGTCTTGATTAAAATGCTTTCTCATAAATTGTCTTACAGCATCAACAACCTTCTGCCATAGTGGTGTGTTTAGTTTTAATTCATTATTTGCTAACGCTTCAGATACTAACGTTACAACCTCTTCGTATCTTGCGGCTGTATCATACTGTCCAGCGTCAACAGCTGTTTGATATTTTTTTATTCTTGATCTTAGTGACTGACTGTTAACAGCGTCAACATCTAAATTAAATATAAAACCTTCTAGTGTTTTACCAACTTGTATAGCGGTTTCATCATTGTTTCTTAATGTCTCATGTAATAAGCCATGTAACAACTCGTGTTGACCAACTGTAAAGAATTTACTTTGTCTTGCTACTTCTTTATTTATAAAAATTGTTTGCTTACCTGTTTCTGGATCTTGAAATATCTCGCCCTCTGAAGACTTTTCTTTAACAGTTTCTCCTGATAGTTTTTGTACGGCTTCTCTATATTCTTCATCCGTATTAAACTCTTTATAGTTTATATTTAATAACCTAGCAAAACCTTCTGTTTTAGCTAAGTTATCTTCTAAGTTAAGTAACTTTTTAACTTGAACGCCACCTTGTAAAACTAAATCTGCGTCAGCTGCTTTTTGTCCGTACTTACCTAGTATTTGTTTTATTTCGTTTCTATACTCTGTTGCTTTTATGTTACCTGATACGCTTGTTTGATCTTTAATACTAGCATATTTCTTTTCTAGTTCTACTATTCTTCTTCTATCAGCAACGTCTTTTACTTTGTTATCAATTTGCATATCATACAAAGCATCTTTTCTTTTATCATTAACTAATGCTTCCATATTAGCATCGTTCTTTATATCAATTTTAAGCTTGTTAGACAACAATGTTTTAGCATCTAATGAATTAATAGCTTTTCTAAATTCGTTTCCAGTAAGTTCTTGATTGTTTAAATTGTATGTAGCGTTAGGAGCAAACGCTGCTCTACCGATTGTTAGTGGTGCTGTTGCTGTACCACCTATAGCTTCAAATCCTATCTCTCTGACATCCATCTCTTGGTCAGCTGCTAGCCTTCCAAATATTTCACCTGTACCACCACCAACAGCTTCAACACCTACACCAACTGCAGACGCGGCTGCTCTTTGACCTTTCTTTACAGCACCTCTTACAGCTCTTGCTGTTGTACCTGCTAGTCTTGCTGTCATTGTTTCAACCAACCCTATCGCAACACCTCTACCAACAGCTTTATTGTATATTGATGAAAATCTTTTTTTATCACTAAGTACAGCTCTTACATTATCAATATTAAAATCTCTTTCACCTACCTCATCTCTTAATAACTCTGCAAACGTTAACGCTCCTTCCATACCTACAGCAAGTGCACCTACACCACCAGCTACTGCACCAACACCTGCAAACGCACCACCCGCAGCAGCACCACCAAGTGTAGCACTAGCTAGCTCTTCAGAGTCTGCAAATGATCCTGCTAATGTTGCCATTGATGACACAAATAGTTGCGGCGCAACACCAGGGTTATTAACAACACCCTTTACAAAACCCCATACGCCACCACCTTGCTCTTCATATTCTTTATTAAAGCGTTGCATTTCATCAGTCATGCCAACGTCTGTAGACTGTTGGTAAGAATCTATAAATTTTTGTATATCTTGATCAGAAACACCTGAGCTACCAAACTTACTGTTCATTAGAGTTATTGTCTCATCAACAGCATCAGATGCTTGCCAGCCTGACTTCCAAGATCTAATCATATCACCAAAGAAGTCACCAAAGAAGTCACCTACATTTTCTTCTTCTTGTGAAACAAATTTTTCTCCTTTATAAGTAAATTGTCTTCCTAGTTTTTGATCGGTAACTTGAGGTTGAGACAAGCCTAGCTCGTCTTCTATTCGTTTTACTGAAGTGTCTATTGATATTTTAAAATTCGGATTGTTTTCGTATTGGTATCTAAAGTCATTAAATGACAGTCCTCTTGGTAACTGATTTCTTGAAACCAATACTTGATATAAATTTTCTAACATAATTAATTTACGTAACCTGTTCTTGTTGTGATGTCAGTTGGTAAGAGTTTAAAAAGTTCCGTTTGGAATTTGTTCTCCAGCATAGAAGCATCTATTTTTCCATATATAAAGTCTGTACCTCTTTGTATAAACGGTGATCTATTTACGTTTGCTTTTATACCTAAAACACTTTTAAATATATTTGATAGCCTTGTTTTACCCACGTTTGTATTTAACATAGCTCTATCTATGTCTAATGATTTTAACGAAACCACACCGTCTTTACCTACTATTTGCATGATAATATCATCATCACTTACACTACCTGATATTACACGCTGTTCAATAAACTCTTCATTTATTGCTTTTGCTAATTCAGCTAATGCTTTATCTATTAACTCCTTATCGTCACCTTCTAAATCATTGTAATCGCTAATTGAAGCTGCCGTGTCTCTTTTTATTATTATACTATTTAACGCGTTTATATAACCTTCAACTTTGTCTGTAAGTAAATTACTATCTTTTAGCGTTTGGTAAAAATCTCCATCTATGTCAACCTCTTTATCATTGCTGCCGTCTTTTTTTGTAAGCTGTATAATGTTGTTTCCAAGTGCTTCAATATTAGCATCAACCACTGTTTCAACGCCTCTAGCGCTAGTTCTTACTATGAAATTAGAATCAGTAACAATGCTGGTGAGTAGCTGTGACTTGGTTTCGTTGTTCATGGTTTGATCAAACTCATCAAACAATTCTTCACTCATACCACGTAGCCTTCTTCTAGCACTATTTTTTGCTTCTTCTAAATTATTAAATGTTAACACTGAATTTGTAGTATTTGCCGCTGTGTTTAGTGCTGTTGCAAGTGCACTAGCAAAAGCTTCTCTATCTCCTTTACCTTTTGTAGGGTCAATGTCATCAAGGTTTATAGCTTGATCTATTTCATCAACAGTGGCAAGATATCCTGCGTAATCCAGGTTATTGTTGTATATCTCAGTCCTAGTAGCAGAGTTTCGATTAGTAAAATCATTATCTCCATCTGTTTCATTTAACTCTTGCGACTTAATA